TCAGATGGGTGTGGTAAGTTAATGTACGATGCTTGGGGAGGTAAAGCAGCCCTTAGATGGAGTAGGGGTAAACTAAAGTCTCTAGGAGAAATAGATTTAGCGGAGTCTGATAGTAATGGCGGAGTAAAGGCATCCCCTAAAGCCCCTAAGTCAGATACCCCCAATAAGAATCCAAAAGGTGAAGGCACAGCAAAGGGAAGTGCTAAAGGAAAGACAGGTGCTAAAGTAAGTGCTGCTGATCGTAAGACTCTCCAGAAAAAGGCTGATGAATTCAACGATAAACATAGAGATAAGCTAAATTATAGTGTTACTGTGGGTATGTTGGCTAGTGTATTTCAAAGAGGGCTAGGTGCTTTCAATACTAGTCATTCTCCTAAGGTAAGGAGCGCAAAACAATGGGCATTAGCTAGAGTAAATGCATACTTGTATTTAATGAAAAACGGTAGACCTCAGAATCCAAAATATACTACGGACTATGACTTGTTGCCAAAGAAACATCCGAAATCAAGTAAAAAATAATGATAAGAAAAAGAAGAAAATACACTCCATCTAAAACATCTCCTAAAGGAGGTAAAAGAGGTTGTCTATGTGCGGATAATACTTATTCAAGCAAATGTTGTGATGGCTCACATCAGGGTCAGGGGATTGGGAATATAACAGGACATCTACACGACACCCCATATCAAGGATATAGAATAGCAGGATGTGATGATTCTCACGAACACAACGTACACTATCACGGAACACTTACAGTAGGAGCAATATATTACATAGTATTAGAAAACGGACACGCAGGATGCCACACAATACTTGAAGAAAGAATTTCTGAGGGAATCCATATAAACACAGCAACCTTATATAATGATTGTGCCGCTTGTACTGCAGCAAACTAAAAATCTAACACCTTAAAGTTCAGTAATTACTTTAGTAAATTCTAATAATTATTATGAACGCAACAACTATTTTAAATGAAATACTTCAAAAGTTGTCTGTGTTAACAAAGGAAGATGAGCTTGCTCAAGAATTATCCGAAGTGGAAGTTCAAGAGGAAGCTGTTGAAGCTGTTAGCGAGGCTACAGAAGAAGTAAAAGAAGAAGTACTTGAAGAAGAAGTACAAGCAGAACTTGCCGAAACCGAAGAGGTAGAGGCACAGGAAGAAGAAACAGACTTAGCAAAAGGGTATGTTTCTGAGGAAAAATATATGGCGGATATGTCAGCAATGAAGGCTGAGATCGATGCTATTAAGAAGATGATTGATGAGGAGATGGGTTATATGAAGAAAGAGAAAGAGGCTCTATCTGAGCAAGTAGAAGAGCTTTCTAAAGAACCTGCTGCCGAACCAATAAAGCATAGTCCTGAGGAGGAATCAAAACCTAACTTAAATTTGTATGCCCAGAATAGAGCATTATCTACTAAGGATAGGGTTTTACAAAGAATATCTAATATAAAAAAACAATAATTAAACCAAAACAAAATGCCAACAACTACTACTCAAAACGCAAGTGTTGCATATAATGGAGAATTTGCAGGACAATATATTTCTGCTGCTCTATTAAGTGCATCAACTTTGGAAAACGGTGGATTAACTGTTAAGCCAAATATTAAGTTTCAGGAGGTAATTAAAACTATCTCTACTGATGATATCGTTAAGGATGCTTCTTGTGACTTTACAGCTACAAGTACAATCACCCTTGATGAGAGAACTCTGACTCCAGAGTTTCAACAAGTAAACTTACAACTATGTAAGTCTGACTTTCAAAATGACTGGGAAGCTATCTCAATGGGATTCTCTGCTCATGACACATTACCTTCTAACTTTTCTGACTTCTTGATTTCTCATGTTGCTGCTAAAGTAGCACAAAGAACTGAGCAGTCTATCTGGGCAGGAGATACTTCTACAAGTGGACAGTTTAATGGATTAACTACTCTATTAGCTGCTGACGCTAGTTTGCCTCAAGCAAGTGAAGTTGCAGGTACTACGGTAAATGCTTCTAATGTAGTTGCTCAGTTAGGGTCAATCGTAGATGCTATTCCTTCTACACTTTACGGAAGTGAGGACTTGAACATCTATGTTTCTCAGAATATTGCTAGAGCCTATGTAAGAGCTTTAGGAGGATTCTCTGTTGCTGCTACTTCAAACGCAGGTACTGACAATAAAGGTACTCAATGGTACGGAGGTGGAGCATTATCTTTTGATGGTGTGAAACTATTTGTTGCTAACGGTCTTGCTGATAACACAGCCGTAGCTGCTGAGAAGTCTAACCTATACTTTGGAACTGGTCTATTAGCTGACCAAAATGAAGTAAAAGTTATTGATATGGCTGACATCGATGGGTCTCAAAATGTAAGAGTCGTGATGAGATTTACAGCAGGTGTACAGTATGGTATTGTTGATGACATCGTAACATACGGTATCACTAACTCCGCTAACGACTAATAATTAATATAATCAATAAGAAAGGGTGGGTGGTGATTTATCTACCTGCCCTTTTTTTATAAAACAATAATACTATGAGCTGTGATTTAACTGGCGGAAGATTAAAACCCTGTAAGGATGCTGTAGGTGGTATTAGAAAGATTCACTTTGTAGACTTTGGAGACTTAGGTACTATTACCGTAGTTGACGATGAAGTAACTGATTTAAGTGGAACTTTTAATTACCATACATATGATGTCAAAGGGAATTCTTCCTTAGAAACAAATATTCAAACTTCTCTTGAGAATGGTACAACATTCTTTGAGCAAGTTATTAGTGTAACGCTACATAAATTAACTAAAGAGGACAACAAAGAGCTTAAATTAATGGCTTTCGGTAGACCCCATATTTTTGTAGAAACATTTGATGGCAAGTTATTGCTAGTAGGTAGAGAACACGGAGCAGAAGTTACTGGCGGTACTGCTGTAACTGGAACTGCAATGGGAGACCTTCAGGGGTATACCCTATCTCTAACTGCAAACGAGATAACTATGCCTAACTTTGTAGATGGTGCTACTTCAGCCGATCCATTCGCAGGAATGGGCTCTGCTAGTGCAAGTCCATCAACACAACGTACAGTATAATTAATACGTTGCATATTAATAAATTAGGGGGCTTTATGCTCCCTTTTTTTATGGGGTTATAAAAACAATTCAATAAGTAAGGGTTATTTAAGTATGGATATATTAACTACATCTAGCCCTCAAGAATTAAAGATAATCCCTAGAAAGGATTCCGCAAGCCCAGTTATCAAATTAACAAACAAGATGACTAATACAACAGCAACGGTAACTCCATCTAAAAGCGATGATGGAAACTATATGGTGTTAAGTGGCACTTTTAATATAGCAGAAGATAACTTGTATAGTTATAAGGTTGAAATGGGTGGGGAAGATGATGAGGTAATATATCGAGGTCTGATTTATTGTACTAATCAAACTAATTTAGATAAGTATTTTATAAATAAAGATGAATACACAGAAGAAACTAGTTTCGATAACGAATTTGTAATTTTATAATGTCAAGAAAAAACCATAACAAAACCCAACGTAAAAAAGTTAATGATGCTATTCATGTTGTGAATCTAGCGTCCTACACAGCTCCAGAGGTTGTAGAATCTAAGAGATATGATTGGGTAGAGTACGGAGAGGACAATATGTATTTTAAGTACTTAATAGATAGATACAATGGGTCTCCTACCAATAACGCCTCTATAAACGGAATATCTGAGATGATATATGGGAGAGGTTTAGATGCTACAGATTCTGAAAAGAATTCACAAGGATATAAAGAGATGAGGTCTTTGTTTAAGAAGGACTGTATGAAGAAGGTATGTTATGACTATAAGATGATGGGTCAGGCTGCCCTACAGATTATATATAGCAAAGATAGGAGTAAGATAGCACAGGTTGCCCATATGCCTATAGAAACACTTAGGGCTGAGAAGGCTCAAGATGGAGAAATAAAAGCATACTACTATAGCAGCGACTGGGAAGAGGTAAAACAGAAAGACAAACCTAGAAGAATACCTGCATTTGGCACTAGTGAAAACGATATAGAAATACTTTACATTAGACCTTATAGAGCAGGATTCTATTACTACAGTCCTGTGGATTATCAAGGGGGACTACAGTATGCTGAACTAGAAGAAGAGATTGCCAATTACCATATAAGTAATATACAGAATGGTTTACAGCCTAGTATGTTGATTAACTTCAATAATGGTACTCCAGATAAGGAGCAAAGAGATGCTATTGAAAGAGCAATATATGAGAAGTTTAGCGGTACAAGTAACGCAGGTAAATTTATCTTGGCATTCAATGATAGTAAAGAACTTGCTGCAACAGTAGACCCAGTAACCATAAACGATGCCCATCAACAGTATCAATTCTTGTCTGATGAGAGTATGAAAAAGGTAATGGTTTCTCACCGTATAGTATCTCCTATGTTGGTTGGTATTAAGGATAATACTGGTCTTGGCAATAATGCAGAAGAGCTCCAGACAGCATCATTACTTATGGATAATACAGTAATTAGACCGATGCAAGTTACAATTATTGATGAAATAGAAAGGGTGTTAGAATATAATGGTATAGAATTAGATTTATACTTTAAAACATTACAGCCTTTAGAATTTACTGACTTAACAAATGCAGTAAGCGAATCTGAAATAGAGAAAGAAACTGGAGTAAAGAAATCAGAAAGAGAATCAGTTGAAGAACAAATAGAAGATACAGAATAATGGCAACAGCACTATTTATAAAGAGAGCGGACTTAGTAAAAAACACAGCTATAAGTGGTAGTGTAGATACTGATAAATTTATACAGTTTATAAAACTTGCTCAAGAGATTCATGTACAGAACTATTTAGGTACTGATCTATATAACAAGATAAGTGGGGATATAATTGCTAGTAGTTTAAGTGGTGATTATTTAGAACTAGTTAATGATTATATTCAGCCGATGTTGATTCATTTTGCAATGGCAGAGTACCTACCTTTTGCAGCATATACTATAGCAAACGGTGGTGTATTCAAACATAGTTCTGAGAATTCTACACAGCCTGCAAAAAATGAGATTGATAGTCTTATTGCCAAGGAAAGAGATTACGCTGAATATTATACTAATAGATTTATTGAGTACATGAGCTTTAATGCATCTAGCAAGTTTCCAGAATATTACAGTAATAATAATGAGGATATATATCCAGATAAAGATGCTTTATTCCAAGGATGGGTACTATAAATAAGAAGAAACAATACAAACCTAAGAAAGCAAACATAATTAAGTTAAATAATTACTTAAAAAAGAAAGATGGCAAATTCAATAGATTGGGGAAAAATATATTGTAATATGGAGGCTAACGATTCCTTTGGAGTCGATACGCAATATACCACTTACTATATTCCTGATTTTTCTGCTCCTGCGTGTTGGTCAATAGTACCAGTAACACCATTCACAGCAGATATGGTTAGCTATTTCGGAGGAAATTTAACAGCAGATAACACAGTATTTAAAGCGGATAAAACACAATTATAAATAAATAAAATAATATGGCATCACAAAATATAAATGTCGGAACAAATGCGGATGATGGAACTGGTGAATCACTAAGGAGTGCATTTATCGACATCAGAAAAATGTT